TGCCGCTTCGGCTGCCTTGGCTTCTTCCTCGGCCTTTGCCGCTTCGGCTGCCTTGGCTTCTTCCTCGGCCTTTGCCGCTTCGGCTGCCTTGGCTTCTTCCTTCGGAGGCTCGGGTTGAGCCGCCTCAGCCCCTTTGGCTTCCTTCTCCAGCGCAGCTTCCGCCGCTGCCAGCTCCGCCGCTTCGGTTTTCTTCAGTGCCATGTTCGCTCTCCTTGGATCGGGGGCCGGCTCCGGCCGGCCCCTGATCGGTTACGCCTCGAGGCTGACTACCGACCACGCCTCGTCGTACAGGCGGGTGGACATCTCGCCGAAGTCGACGCGGAAGCCGGTCGCCTTGCGCATCACGTACTCTTCGATCGCGTCGTAGGAAGCCGACACGTTGACGAAGCGCTGGATCGCGTAGCGCGGGTCCAGGCCGACCAGGTGCGCGGCGCCGAACACGCCAGCGTCCACCGGCACGATGCGCGGCTGGGTGATGCCCAAGTTCAGGCCGCCCCACGGTGCGGCGATCTTGGACGAGTCGGTGCCGGTGACCTTCGGCAGCAAGGCGTCATCGATATCGATGGCGGTGTCGATGTCGGTCAACACCTGGCTCAGGTTGCAGATCTTCTGCTTGCTGTGCAGCCACTTGATGAAGGCGCGCTTGGTGATCACACCGTTGGTGGTGATCGAGCTGTCGAACTCGCTGATCTTGGTCACCGGCAGGGCGGCGATGCCAGCGTCGATGTCGCCCTGGACCATGGACTTCAGCTGCTCCATGGCGCGGCGGATGCGGTCACCACGGGACTGCGCTTCCATGACCGTACGAACCAGGTCGATGGTGGTGGCGGCCATGGCCTCGTCGGAGATCATCAGACCAATCGAGTTGGTCGGGATGCGGTACGACTTGTCGCCGGTGGTGATGGAGATCATCGTCTCCGGCTCAGCCAGCTGGGCGATGCGACCACTGCGGCTGCCTTCCGGCGCAGTGGTGTCGATGATCGGCTGGTCGGCCTTGGTGCCGTTGATGTTGCGGCTGACACCGATCAGGCTTTCCCAGATCGCCAGAATGTCGCTGCCGTCGTCACGCAGGGCGTTGGCCTGCATGGTTTCCAGGATCAGCTGCGGGTACAGCAGGCGGGCGCCCAGGCTGTTGTCGCTGCCGTCCGGGCGACGGAAGCCGTCGGCCAGCTGGGCCTTGGCGATGTCCTGCAGGGTCATCGCAGGCATGCCGAACTTCTGGCCATCGAGCAGGCCGGAGTTGGCGTACATCTGGTCGAGCGGGTCACCCATACTGCGGTCCCAATCGGACGCCAGGTGCTTGACGTACTGACGCAGGGTCATGCCCTTCTCAGCAGCGTGCTTGTAGGCCTCGACGGGGACGTCGACAGACTTCAGGACTTTGCCGCCCTTCTCGTCCTTGGCCCAGTATTCGAGTTTGAATGGTTTCATACTGACTTTTTCCTGTATATCTGGGGGTTAGCAGACCTGTAAATACAGGTCTGGACGCCAAGGTTTAGAGCAGTTCGAGGACGACGGTGGTGCCGGCCAGGCCGGTGCCTTTGACGTTCATCACCCGGTACTTGTGGGTGGCCGGGGTGCCGGTCTTGACCAGCGGCTTGCCAGCAGTGCCGATCGCCAGCTGGTCATCGGCAACCACCAGGTCGCCTACGGCCACCGGCGTTGCGCCCTGACCTGCACCCACTTGAGCCTCGACCCGGAAGCCGCGGTTCCCACGCGCCACACCGCCGAAGGAGAAGCCACCGGAGGTAGCCGCCTCGACGCTGTCGATGAACCCTTCGATCTCGTCGCCTGCCACGCACAGGACGTGGTTGCCGACCGGACCCAACTTGACAGCCTTGCGCTTGTCCTTGTCGGTGTACTTGGTGGCGGCATCGGGGCCGAGCTTGGTGGCGATGACGTTCAGTCGCTCGGGACTGTGAGTCAGCACATTGAATTCGAAATCAGCCATGGCTGGCCTCCTCAGTTAGTGACGGAACGACGTGGTGACCTGGGCACGGGTGGTGTCCTCGGTCGGGGTAGTGGTCTGCTGACCAATCTTGAAGCGCTTGGCCATGTCGCCCTGCAGCTCATTGAACTGGGCGACTACCTCGGCAGCGGTGATCTTGGCTTCGCGCGGGCGTTGCAGGGCCCCCTGCAGGTTGCCGACGGCGACCTGGGCGATGGTCAGCAGCGAAGCCATCTGAGCGTCACGGCCTGCCAGCGCCTGCTGCAGGGTGGCGTTGTCGGCCTCGGCAGCTTCCAGCTTGGCTTCCAGTCGGCCGATCTCTTTCATCAGCGCCATGGTGTCAGTGCTGGCCTCGGTGGCAGGCTTTTCAGGCTGCTCTGCTTCCGGCTCGTCGCCGCCTTCGCCGTTGCCTTCGTTGGCCTCGGGCTCAGGGGTTTCGAGGCTCGCCTCGTATTGCTTGAGCTCTTCCGCGGTCAGGACCGTTTTCGGGTCGGCGCCGGCCGCAATCTGAGCCAGTTTTTCAGGAGAGATAAGCATCTCTAATCTCCGGGGGTCACTGGTGGTGGTTGTGGAAGCGGCGCTTCCGATGAGATCGGCCAGAGTGGTAACTCGGTCGATCAGTCCTACCGCAAGCGCTTCTTCGGCGAAGAAGGTCTTGCCCTCTGCCCAACGATCGCGTTCGCTCATCATCAGGTTTCGGTTGCGGGATACGTGCTCGAGGAAGAACTTGTTGGTCTTCTCGAGGTTTTCCTGGATGTACGCCTTGGCCTTGTCGTCCAGGGTCTCGTACGGCAGGCCGAGGGCCTTGAACTCGCCGGCGCGGAAGACGTGGTACTCGATGCCTTCCTTCTCGGCGGCCTTGACGTAGGTCGACAGGACCATCAGCGTGCCGATGGAGCCGACCTCGGCCATGCGGGAGGCTGTGACCCGGCGCGCCGTGCAGGCCAGCCAGTAGCCTGCGGAGAACGAGTGCGAATCGGTGTGGGCGTAGACCGGCTTGCGGGCATCCACGCGGCGGATCGCCTCGGACATCACGTCCAAACCACGGACAACGCCGCCGCCGGTGGCGAAATCCATCAGGATCTCAGTGATGCCTTCTTCGTTGGCCGCGATCTGCAGCGCGTCGGCTAGCGCTTCATAGCTGGTAACCTGGCCGGCGAGGTACTCGTGCCACCAACGGTGCGTGTTGGTCAGCGAGCCATGGACCTTGACGACGGCGGTGTTGCCGATACGCTCGAGCAGATAGAGGCCCTTGCGGTCGCTGTAGACGTTGAAGTCCTTGTCACGGGACTGGTGATCGTCTTCGTCATAGGCCAGCTTCTCGGGCGGTTGGCCGGCGTACATCGCCTCGAAGCGGTCGAGCTCAGCCAGCGCCTCTTCGGTGCCCAGCCAGGTGCGGAACTTCATATCGTCTCCTTGGAAACGCTTTCGCCAAACCCCACCGGGGTGAAGCCTTGGTAGTCGTCACGGGTCATTGATCGTCGCCTCCGGATTTGCTCGGAGTGCCTGGGTTCAGTGCGCGGCCGGTCGAACTCCCACGCTCACCTTCTCCGGTCGGCGCGGATTTGCCGTAGAAGCCGGTGCCGGCCAGCAACCCGAGGAGCCCCTGAGGGCGCACGCCGAGCTGGTAGCAGGCCTCTGCGTCGTTGATCAGCCCGTGGCTGAGCAGCTCAAGCACGCGCTTCTGCTTGGTGCCTTTGTAGGCTTCCAGCTCTTCCTCCGGACGGAGGTTCACTGGCAGGAATTCGAAGTAGACATGGCCTTCTACACCGAGCAGGCGCACTGCCAGGGTCAGGGCGCGACTCATCACCTCTTCCACCGGTGGGCGAGCTGCCTCGACCACCTTGAGGTAGATCAGCGTCTCGGCGTTGGAGAGGCCTTGGCCGCCTTCAGCGCGCAGTCCGCTGACCGACGCCGGCGTCTTCAGCGATGCGCCGAGCAGGTTGCCCAGCGTGGTCAGCATCGGGCTGTAGTCAGCCTTGCTGCCGCCGGTGTCCTTGACCTCGTACGCGACGCTGTCATAGGCCACCAGAGCGTCTTCCGGCTCCAAGCCCTCGAGCGCTTCCTCGACCTGGGTGCGGACCTGGTTGAAGAACTCGTTGCGCTTGGCCGGGTCGTTCTTGACCTGGTCAGGCGCCGCGGCGATGACCTTCTCGCTGATCAGCGTGGCTACCAGACGGCTGTGACCGGTGCGGTTCACGGCGCGGTTGGTGTCTTCCAGGAACTCGTTGAAGTTGATCGTGTGCGTCAGGCCGGGCCGGAGCAGGCTCACCGCATAGGCCTCGTCGGCGTTGCGGTTGTGCTCGGCGATGAAGACGGTCGGCAGGTTCAGGTCGATCTCGCCGTTGTCCTGCGTCGGGTAGCGCCCACCCTTGCCGTCGGCCTCCCACTGGACCGTGGAGTAGCCCACCGGGACCAGCCGCTCAGGTCCAAACGTCTTGTCCAGTACCAGTTCGACACCGCAGCCGCCGGTGCCAATCACATCGATCTGCAGGGTGGTCAGCAGCGACTGCAGGCCAGGCTTGTCGTTGAAGCCTTGGCTGTAGTCATGAAGGGTGCTCAGGCGGTCGAGCAGCGAGTAGGCGGTGCCCATCACTGCCAGGTCCATCGCCCCTTCTGCGTTGTAGCAGGCCAGGCGATAGCCGCTGTTGGCAGCCAAGGCGACCATGCTGTTGGCCGCGGAGCTGAAGAGGCCGTCCTCACGCATCAGCGTGCGGATGATGTCGTTGACATCGGACCGCTCGCGGATATCGCGGATCGCTTTCGAAACGTACTGGTTGAGTTCGTTCCGGATCGACTGACCCCGATCGAAATCAGATCCTGGGCGCTTTGCTCTGGCTTTACCTGCGAGGTTTCTCGTAGGCAGCACGACATTCGAACCAGCTTGCTGGTACCGAGATGAAGCCGAGCCTGGTGAGCGTTTCGCCATTAACTGTATTTACAGGTTTACAGGAATTAGGCGGATTATTGTGGATGTAACCCCTTGACGCAATAGGCTATTTACCCTGTACGGCTTGCCCGAACTGGCGGATTGCCGCTACTCTCAGAAATCACAGGGATAAGGTGCGAAGCATGCGCAAAATTATTTTCACTGCTGCGATGCTGCTGTCGTTGACGGCGTGCAAAGACGAGACAGATAGCCGCCTGATGGACGCCGCGAAGAACACGAACTTCATCGGCAACCCGAGCAGCGTGCAGTTCAGGAATGTTGCCGAGGGCGCGCCGGGCGTCGTGTGTGGAGAGGTGAAGTACCAGACGGCGGACGGCCGCTGGGCTGAATGGGCGCCTTTCATCCTCCAGACAAAGGCGCTCGAACTGCGTGACCGCTATAGCGATTCGCCGGTGGACGAGCTCAATGAGAAGCTCTGCAACCCTTGATCACCAGCCAGTGCGATCCAAGGGTTTGTTGCCGGCGTTGCTACCGACCTTGACCTTTCCCACGCTCGGCGGCGCTGAGATCAGTGCTGAGAGCCCCAGGTCCTCGACCAGCAGCGCAGCGATGTTCGAGTAGTTCAGTGCGTGCACCCAGTGATCGGTGTCGCTGGTCTTGATGAACCGTTCGACCATCTCACCGTCCGGCCCTTTCGCGCGAATCTTCTTGGTGGTCTTGAGGTGTTCGAAGATCTCCTTGGTGATCTCCTCGCGCATCGGGTAGTGAATCTCCCCTGCGTTGTGCTTGTTCAGCAGCAGCGAGAGGGTCTTCGTGCGGTCTGCGTTTACCACCATCCCGTCCGCCTTCTCGTCGATCGGCAGAATGCCGCTGACCTTGCCGACATATACGACTGCTCGGATGTCCTGCCGGGCGCCAACCAGGCTGTTGACCAGGGTGATATCCGGCCCGGCGTCGATGCACAGCATGGCCATGCGGAAGTAGTCGTAGCGCTCAATCACCTGGCCGGTCGCCGGGTTCTCGCGGGTATTGTGGATCTTCTCGGCCCAGACGACATGCCAGTGTCGGCCAACCTTCGCCTTGACGACGAAGTGGCAGATCTTGCCGATGTCCATGCCGCCGATGGTCTGGCAGGTCACCGCCCACTGCTTGTATATCCACAGATCGACGTTGCTGACCCGCTTGCGATGCTCGTCGGTTACTGTGAAGTTGTTCTCGGCGTCGCTGTGAGGCAACCCGATGACGAAGTTGTAGAAGTCGCTGCGCAGCGGGTAGTCGCCCATCTGCTTGATGATCGCCGGCGGCGTGTTGTACTTGGGCACGTCCCAAGGGAAGACCTGGTAGCTGTGATCCCACACGTCAGGCCGCTTGGCCACCCACTGTCGGCGCTCTGGGTTGAGCAGGGCCTGCTGCAGGTCTTTGCCGCAGCACGGGCACTTGATGTAGGACTCTTGGATACGGAAGCGAGGGTCGCTGACGTCCTCGCGGCCGAACTTGACGATGCTGTCGTCGAACCCAGGGACGATGAAATCGTGGTCGAAGTCAGGGAGCACCCACTGCTTGCAGCCCAGGCACTTGACCATGTAGTGCATCTGGTTGCCAGCAGTGAAGCCCTTGTTGACTCCGTAGTCGTGCACGGTCGGCGTAGAGAAGCGCATCCGCATGCCGCGGTTCCCCATCTCGTCGACCATGCTGGCGTGGCGCAGGCGGGAGTTCAGCTTGCCGAGCACGACCTCGTTGGAGAAGTCCACCTCGTCGCTGATGACCACCTCGGCCGGCACCGAGATCGCGCTGTTGGCCCCGAACGAGCCGGTGATATACAGCGTGCAGGTGCCGATCTTCTTCTGGCTTGCGCTGTTGCTGGCCTTGTGGACCAGCCCGTTGTAGAAATCCGAGCTGTCGATTGCTGTGTCGAAGCGGTCCTTGGAGAACGGCATCGCCATGTCGCGGGTCGGCAGCGTGAAGATGATCCGGATGTGCTTCATCGTGGCGCCCATGGCGATGGTCTTCTGAACCATCACCTCGGAGAGGCCCACCTGGGAGCACTTCTGGACATCGATTCGAGCGCTGGTGTCCCGAATGATCTCCTGCTGGAATTCGTGGTCCTTGAAAGAGTACGGCTTCCCGTTGACTCGGCCGTATTTGAGTACGACCTTGTCCAACTCCCGCATGCCCTCCTCTCGGTTGAGCTGCATTCTGAGTCTACTAGCCGCAGAAGCCGTCATCTCGTCCCCTTACATCTGTGCCGCAGGCATCTCCTGGGCCGGCACCACGCTCACCGGTAGGTGTACGTCGAAAGCTCGTTCCAGGGAGTCGATAAACAGCAGGGCCATGCGGGCGCCTGTATTTGCGATTTGGTCAACCAATCGGCTGCCTGTGTCCGCTGTCCAGGTCCCTTCCGGGGAGACGCGAATTGGCAAGAAGCCGAACATCAGGTACTTGTCCATTGTGTTGCATTTCCTAGTTGTGAAAGTCAGATCGGTGCCCGCAAGGCTGCCTTGTGATGTCTTTTTGACATTATGGTTATCGGCGGGAACAGATGATGCTCTGGCGCCTTTGTTTTGTCACACTGCGAAATGTCCACTTTTCATACAGGTCAATCTCTGAGCCTGTTGTAAACGCCGTTATTTCAGCCGAAATCGCGGATTAATCCTTTCGTCGGATCGGCTGCCTGATCAGCTTTCCCCCATCTCGATCCGTTCCAGTTCCGCCAGCAGCGCCTCTTGCTGAGGTCTGGTCAGGTGTGACTCCATGACGCGGCGTAGCGCCTCCTCCTGCTTCTGGATCCGGTCGATCGTGTAGATCTTTGGCAGGTCGCGGACCATCACCTGGGTCACCTTAAGCGACAGGTTCATGGCGTCCTTCAGGGGGATGTCGTAGTCCTCGGCGGTGGCTGTGACTGTGCCGTCAGGATTCACGATGCGGCGCAGCACCGTGTCGACCAGCTGGATCTGCTGCTTGAAGGTCATCAGGACACTGGCCTCGAGGCCGGCGATCTTGGCCACCATGTCGCGTCGCGCAGATGGACTCATCGCATCGATGATCGATCGTTGGATGTCCGAGGACAGCATGTCCTGTCGCAGCGCGCCGATGACGTCCTGCACGGCCCGGTGGAGGCTGGGGTCGTCGCCCAGCTCGTCACTGCGGCCGTATGGCGTGAGGTCAGTGTGTGGATTGACCTGGCGCCGGCTGCGGGATTCGTCGGTGGTGTCGGGGCGGTTCAGCATCTATTCCACTCGATGGCCTGGGTCATTGGTCCGCGTCCTTCGCAGCGTCTGTGCTGCCGTCGCTGTAGGTGGAGCAGCGGCAGGCCGACTCCAGCCCCTGGAGGGCCTTTCGCATCAGGAGCCATGCGGCTATGCCGGTCACGCCGACACAGCTCAGCAGGATCACTACGTCCACTTATGCCTCGACGCGGGTCTGGTCGGGGTTGGCGCTGTAGGTCAGGACGGTGCGGGCCGGTACTAGCACTTCGCGGCCTACGACGCCGCCTTTGACCAGGCGAGCTGCGTAACGGCGGGCGCGGAACTTGCCGAAGCCGCGAAGGGTGAGGTGGCCCTTGTCGAAGGTCAGCTTGCTGATGCTGGCCAGGGTGGCTTCGACTGCTTGTTTGGCGGCGACTTTGGTGAGGCCGGTGACGCTGGCGACTTCGGCGACGAGGTCGGCTTTGGTGGCGTAGTTCATTGAGGGCTCCGATCTTGTGTGATTTCAGGCTGTTAACCTGTAAACCTGTATTTCAGGTTCTGGAGAGTAGTCAGCGAGGCGGCCGTTGTAAAGCCTGACTGTGCAACTTTTAGCGAAAATCGGCGAATTACTGGGATAACAACATAACAACAAAGGAAATTTGCAAAAATTTTGCTCGCGGAGGTAGGCGGGCTGTCTGGGGTTCCTATAACCATAAAGAGGGGTCGGGGTTATGTTCTTATGCTTTTATATTCTTAGCTTTTCCATGCTTGACGCTTGTTTCTATCGTTTTGCTTGTATATAGTTTGTTCCGTGGTCAGGCAGTTGCTGATGACCACCGAGAAGGTTCCACCGTCTCGCTTGGCTCGCTTTGCGCTCGCCTCGACCGTTCTTTAAACCTGCTAGCTTGCCGCTCTGACCGAGCGGCTTTGATTGAGTCACGACGGCGCGGATGTGCCGTTGCGGACGGTCTTTGCTTGCTACCTTTCGGGGGCGAACCTTCGGCGACACTGGCGCCGATTGCCCAGACTGCGAATCACGGCATGCACAAAAACAGCTCAGCCATTGACGGCGTGGGAGCTGGACTAGACGCCAGACGATCAAAGCCACGGCGAGCATGGAACCCCAGCTTTGCAGCCTACGGGCATGCAGGGCGGAGCCATGCCCGACGATCGAGACGACGGCTTGCACTGCATTGGGCGACCTGTATTTACAGTTATACGGTCGCTGGATCATTAAAAACTCAACGCTCCGACCATCGATCTGCGCCACTACTGCGCCTTTTGTGTGTTGCTCGCCTGCCATCGCCGCCAGTGTCGGCAATAGCGCCAAAGTCGAGCGGCGCACGGCGCCACAAACAGGCCTATCGACCGGAGCAAGGAACCGAACCGAGCGGCTGGGATGCCAGCCGCTCGAATAGTACCTTCGACAATGCGCCCAGCCCGGACGCATTGCAGAAAGTATTAAAGAAAACCAGAAAGCTAATCGACCGGAGTTCACACCATGGCCAAAGCCAATAAAGTAACCATCACCGTTCGCGGCAAAGTAATCACTTCCCAGCAAGTCGCAGCCTTTGGCAAGAGCCTTGCCAATCAATCCGAGGCGATCACCGTATGGGCGAATTACTGCGCGATCCACGCCGTCGCGCACCACAACATCGAACCGCTGAATGCCATGCTTCAGAATGCGGCGTTTCGACTGACCACCGGCAAGCTGTCTAAGCTGGGGGGCGAAGTGGCCGCGTATATCAAAGCGCATGCACCGCAAGTCCAGCTTGACGCTAAAACTGGCCGCTATATCGTCGCCCGCATGAAAGCCGAAAATCCTCGCTTTCAAAAATTCGCCCATCCGGCAAACCTCGACAGCGACGGCAAGCCGACCATTGTCGAGGCTGGCGACTTCGCCCTAACCTTCGACGAGTGGCGCACGATGGAAAAGGCAGCAAAAGAGCCCAAGTCGGTCACATTGAAAGCTACGACCGTCGCCAATCAATTGACCAAAGCGCTGGAAGCGATCAATTCGAAAGCGTTTTCAGCAACGGCAGAAGAGGCGCGCGAACTGGCTAAGCAGCTTTCCGACTTGTTCGTGACCGTCGATTTCGTGGCCTCCCAATTGGCCAGCAAAGCCGAGCCGATTGACGCTGACAAAGCAGCCGAGCTGCTGAAAAGTGGCCAAGCTGGAAAGTCGAAGCGCGCCGGTGGCAAGGTCGCCGCTGTTTAACGGGATAAATCCGCCCATTAACCTGTAAATACAGCCCGCCGGGAGAAATCCCGGCGGGCTTTTTCTTTTTCGCGCGCGCACACACACACGCACACCCCTCCGCGCCCCGCACCATGGGAAAGCCGCCGAAAGGCTGCTGAAAAAGCCCTGAAAATTCCGGGAAAAGTCCTGAAAATTCCGGGAAAAGTGCCGGAAATAACCGAAAAGTCGGCAGTTTCACCCAATAGGTGACGGGAACCTCACCGCCAATAGCCGACCCTCACACCGAAGGAATTACGCCATGCAAGCTCACACTCTGCCGCACGATACAGACCTGCCGCTGCCCAACGTCTACTTCGTCAGCGTCACCCACGCCCTGACCGGCCAAACCCACCACATGTACATCCCGGCCGACTTCAACGGCGCGGCGTTCAAGAAGGCCCAAAACCTCTGCGCCGATCGCCACCAGTTCCGCCCGTACCGGTCGAACAGCGTGATCAAGATGCGCCGCCTGAAACTCTCCGACTACTTGGAGAATCCCGGCGCCCTGCCCGCCGCCTCGGCCGTCGCTGCCGAACTCGGTGAGCGCGACATGGTGGCAGCGCTGGCCAAGCGTCCTCAGGAGATCGCCGCGCTCATGGAGCAGCGTGGCGAGGCCATCGACTTCGACGCCCTGGCCAAGGCCCTGGGCGAGCAGCTGCGCGCCGTTGACCAACTGGGAGCCGCGTGATGGGACGTCAGGTAGAAGCACAGCTTGAGGACCTGGCGCTGGCTGGGTGCCTCGTACAGGTCGCCTTTTTCGTCGAGGACGACGAAGGCACCGCGGTGGTCGTTCGCAGGCCCATCGTGGACTTCCCTGACGGCAGCCAGCTCACCAGCGACCTGTGCGACGCCCTCGTTTTCGACTGCCGCAACCGGCAGAGCGCGAACTACTGGGCGCTTGAGCAGCTCATCGACCTCGGCGTCCCGTTCCGTTGGTCGTAGGCAGGCCGCACGTAAAGGTGGCCAAGGTAAGCCGCACGTAAAGGTGGCCATGAGCCACGAGGATATCCACATGTTCAACTTCGATCCGTTCCAGAGCAACCGGCCCGGCGCCACTCGCGCCCACCTCCGGGACGAGGATGGGCGCCTCGCCGGTGTCGTCTCGTTCGTCCTGGACCAGGACTTCGTCCGCGTCGCGGCCGAGGTCTTTCACCCGGTCAGCTTCCACAGCGTGCGCCACAGCGCCGCCATGGTCTGGGGCGACGGCCGCGTCCTCGTTGGCGATGAGGTGTCGGTGTACCCCGTGCACCGGGACCCGCCGCCGCCCACTTGGGCCTACTGGCGAGCCGCCTGGCCTGTAAATAAGTGAATACATCAATATTGGAGTGCGTCGATATGAGCATCACTCAGCAGCTCGCCCATTGGTTCATCGCCCTCGGCCTCGACCCGGCCATGGGCGCCCTGCTCGCCCTCATCCTACTGGTGGCCATCCCGCTGATGATCGGCGCCGGTATCGTCGCGCTCTTCGAAGAGGACGAGGACGACCACCCGCGCATCGCCCCGCTCAGTGGTCGCAGTGAGGTGCGTCTGTGAAGGTCGTCCACTTTGGCAGCCAGGCGCTGCGCGTCACCGACGACGGCCTGTTCGTGGTCGTCCCGGATGTGATCCACGTCCTCGGTTACCGCGACACCGACGCCCTCAGACGCCGCGTCGGTGAGGACGCCATCGACGTCCACGACGGCCTGCTGGTGGTCAAGGGGGCAGCGTTGGTCGCCCTCGTCCTGCGAATGCGCAAGGAAGGCTACGAGGCCGCCGCCGTGTGGGTGGCCGAGCAATGGGGCAGCCAGGCGGATCAGGCCGCGCTTGAGCAGCGTCTGGCGAGGCGAGGGAAGGTCGCGTCGCCAACCCCAGCGGATCACATCACCTTCGGGCAGCTCGTCGCGGCGATGGGCGTGAGGTCGGATAACCGCCCCATGCTCAGGAACGCGCTGAGAGCCTCTTCTGACGTCGTTCGCAGCATAGGACTACCAGGGTTCAACCTAGGTGGCGATCGCTTCACCAGCGACGTCCTGTTGGCCTTGGCGGCTCGCTCGCAGACCAACCACAGGGCAGCGTTCACGCCGGGCCAGGTCGCCGCCCTCGCCGCGCTCTCCAAAGCGGTGAGCAGGGGTGAACGGATTGAGGAGGAGGTCCTCGTCCACATCCGGGAAGGGCTGGATGGATGAGCTTATGCGTATACATCAATATGCGCATAAGGGTTTATAGGCTCTTTCTATATATATAATATATATTTATTTATTTATTTTATATATATATAGGTATAAGGCCTAGCAGTAGGGCCAGTAGATATAGTTTTGTGTTTGCAAAACACACCCCTACTCAAGAAGAGTGGAAAAGAAAATTTTATTTTCAAATCGGTGAATGCCTTATAAATAGGGGTATCGCAAATTTTTTGCGCTTCCCTGGGCAGAAACATAATAAGTGGTCGTTTTTCTATTGTTCCGCCTGCAACGACCCCGACAACGACGACCAACCCCAGACAAAAATCGCCGGATCCCTGCAAACAAAAATATAGAATTTTCACCAACTTTATAACGACATACCGATCGTTATGCCAAAAATCCCCCACAAGCCCCATACACCTGAAGCCGAAAAAATCGACCCCGAAAAATTCGAGAGTTATCCACAGGACAAGGTCGGACATTTCGCTCCCCCACAGACCTAAAACGTGCCCCCATAACTCCTTGTGGGGGACGAATGGGGGGGTACACTTTTTAACCAATCCGTTCATTTTTCACCCATCCAGCTATGGAATTATCCATTCGCTGAGGTTTTTGTTTTCACGCTAATCGCCACCGAGGACGACATGGCCAACGCCACCCTATCCACCCTCCAAAGCCCCACCGGAAAGGTGCGGGTCAAGTTGCAGTCGCTGCCCACCACGCCCAAAGGCTTCCCCAAGCAGCGCCTCTGCCCGTCGAGCAAGTCGGTGCGAACCAACTACGGGCTGAGGGCGCCCGAGGTAGCCTGCGCGATGGCGGAAAGCCTGTCGTATGCCTATGCCTCATTGAGCGAGCCGTCGTTCGCGCCAATGGCCTGCGGGCCGTTCACCGAAAGGATGTTGGCGCAGTACGTCGGAAGGTGCCTGTGGACCTGGGACGATGTGCCGGCGTTCATCCCGCCGAAGAGGATGCCGCCGCTGCCGATCACCAACCGAGACGACACTGCCCAACCAGCTGACGGCGACACTGCCCAACCAGCTGACGGCGAGCCCCCCATCTACAACCCCGGCGAGGTCACCCTCTACCACTGCTCCCGCCGCCTGATGCAGATCGCCATGCGCTGCACCGCCCTGTTCCCCGAGGACATGCGATCGGTCAGCCCTCGCCTGTCCTGCAACCTGCTGCTGGGCAGCTACAACAGCGTCGACCGCGCCGTTGCACGATTCCTGGCAGGCGCAGGCATGGAATACGACGGCCAAGGGTTGGCAGCGGCGCTGGCCCACGTCGGCTATGGCGAGGTGCAGGACGGCGGCCTACCGCCCTTCCACCGGCTGCCGGAGCGCAGCAAAAGGACGGGCTACAGCGTGCGCCAATCGCTGGCCCTGGACCTGGCCGGACCGGAAGGAACGCTGCCCCTAGCCCACGCAATTTTGAGGTCCACGCTGTACGAGGACGACCTGGCCAAGCGCCTGACTGAGGTCCGGGACGGAGTGCTGGAACGGCTGCGTGAGCTGGCTCCGGAAGTGCGAGGCGTCGCCCCTGATGTGGCACAGATGATCGAGGACGGCGACATACCGTACGAAGGCGCTGCGGAGCGCGTGGTGCGGGGCGTATGGGACCTTGATTTGGGGGTGCTCGACGAGGGTGTATCGACTGCCGACCCCGACGACGACCTGATGGCGCTCACCTGCCGAATGATCATCGCGGCGCTGGGCACCGGCCATGCCTATATCGGGGCCTCCACACTGTTCGCCCTGGCAACACTGTCCGGTGTGTCGCCGGCGGCGTACGTCCGCTACGCCGAGAAGGACCTGGAGCGCCGCGGCGTCACCTACCTGACCAGCGCGACCGTAGGAGAACTGGCGGACCTGGTGGCAGGGGCCGACCTCGAGAAGGAGTCCCGAAGGGGCGTGCTGATCAAGGAGCTGCGCCTGCTCGAGGCCCGCCTGAAGCCGATGGAAGAGCTGCTGGAGAAGCGCGGCGAGCTGGTGAAGCGGCTGATGCGGGTGCGAGGTTGGAAAGTGGCTGAGGAGTGGCGCGGGCGGAGGGAGGACTCGGATGAGGAGTAGCGCTGGCTGCGAATAACGATTCGTTATTTGCCAGCAACGACGCGCCCTAGCGAGGAGATTGGGCCGTTGCTCAGATCTGAGCATCGCTCAAAAAACGGGCAATTCGGACCGATCCTCAGATCTGAGGATCGCTCAAGATTTGGCCAAAACCCAAGGTGCTCAGATCTGAGCACCTTCCGGAACCAGTATTTACAGCAATACAGGAACACTGCGATGATAGCGACGCCTCAGCACACTGAGGCCCTGGTTTGGCGACCGGGAAATGATGTCGCGGCAGCCCGCTTTATGGCGGTCTGAGGGTGGGAGGTCCGTGAGGACCTGCCGGTTACACCCGTTCGCGGCATCAACCGGTTCGCCAACCCACTCTCAGCCTGCCACCCTATTCGGTGGCTCCCGTAATTACAGGAGTTACGCATGTCGAAAGACCTCGCACTATTCAACTTCGGTTCGAAGGAAGTCCGCGTCGTCACCCGTGAGGGTGAGCCTTGGTTCGTGGCCAAGGACGTAGCGGATATCTTGGGCTACGGCGACACAGAAGCCATGACAAGGCGACTGAAACCTAACGAGAAAGGGTACCTACGTGACGTAGGTACCTCTGGAGGGGCCCAGGAAATGAGCATCCTTAACGAGCCAGGCCTGTACAGAGCGATCTTCGGATCGCGGCTGGAATCTGCCGAAGTGTTCAAGGACTGGGTGTTCGAAGACGTCCTCCCTTCCATCCGCAAGACCGGCACCTACGCCCAGGACCGCTGGGTCGACTTCGCCGAATACTGCAACCTGGTCCGCAAGCGGATCAGCCCGCGCAGCAAGACGCTGACCACCTTGCCGCACAGTGTCAGGCATGCCCTGATCATTGCCCGGGCCGACCGGCGACTGCCGCGGCGTGACCACTACCAGCGGTGACGTTCACTGTGGTGACGTCGCCGGCGAAGTCCGCACCGTCAGCGGCGATGTGATCTGCAAGCAGGTAATGGGCAACGTGAGAACGGTTTCTGGAGATGTCAGGCTGTGATCCACCTCGACCTCCACCGCCTGCAAGCCGCCCTCCTCAACAACTGCCTCTACCGCGACGTCACCGCCCAGCAACGGAGACACGCCAAGGCGATGACCCACAGGCTGCTCTACACCCCCGGCTCCACCGTCAACTTCAAGCCCGAGCACTTCCGGAAGGCCTTCACCGCTGAAGAGCTGGCCGGGCACGACGTCGAGGAGCTGGCCGAGGACTACAACCGAAGGATGAACAGAAGATGAAACCCGAACACATCAAGCTCCTCGAGCTCGCCGAGAAGGCCACGCAGGGCGAATGGCTGCGCGAGGACGGCTGCGAAGTAACCGTGTCTGAGGACGGCGACGAGTCCTACAGCGAGTGGGAAGTAGCAGGCCCCGCACACGTCCCCTCAAGCAGATGGTCCTCCGACAAGTCCAAAGAGGACGCGGACTACATCGTCGCGGCCCAGCCTCTGGTGGTTAAGGGCCTGATCCTGGAGTTGGAGGCGATGCGCACCATGCTCGAGAAGATCCTGCCCTTTGCCGAACAGCACGTCGACAACGAGCTGTTCGGAGGCGGCTGCGGCCCGCAAATGGAGGAGGACCTGGAGCTGATCCGGGAAGCAAAGGAGCTGCTGGAATGACCCGTTTCTTCGTCCGCGAACTGCAGAAGATCGATCCCAGTGAGGAGCCTGGCGTGTTTGACGTCCTGGCCGTGTGCGACGACGGCTGCCGCTACTCGCCGGATGTGTACGACAGCTACGCTGACGCTGAGGCCGCCATCGAGGCGTTTTTCAGTGAAGGCGAGACCCTTGAGGACTGGGAGATTACCCACCACCCGGGTATCCAGATCCCAGAGGCGACAGGGGGATGAACGTCTTCAACATCCCGACGTGGAAGCTCCGCACGGCTTCCATGCAGCTGTCCAGTATCGACACCGTCCTGGTCATGGCCCTCGTCCTCCGCGAGCACGGCACCGCGAGTGCCATCCGGGCCACGGCCCACCGCCTCGCCGGAAAGGTGATGCGGGAGCAGCAGCCCAAGATGAAGGCGCTGGCCCGGCTACCGGATGACAAAGCGGTCATCCAGTGCGCTCTGAACATCGTCCAGCGGACCACCGACGCCCTGGGCATCCTCCCGGGCCAGCCCTTCGTCTTCGGCCCGGTACCCAAGTGCCACTACAAGCCGATGGTGATGACCGGAAGCGGATGGCAGTGCCAGCACTGCTCGCATACCAAGCCGCTTGTGGCGTAATCAACTGTATTTACAGGAACAAAGAAAATGAGTACCACCGAGCAAAATTGGAAACAGGACTACCTTGACCTCCATGAGATGTACACCACGGTAGTCGGCGAGCGGGACACACTGCGGGCCGAGAATGATCGACTGCTCGAGGGCAAAGTCCAGGACGCCGAGACGATCCATGTTCTCGAACAGGCCCTCGCCAAGTGCGTCGCCTCGCTCGACCAGCTGCTGCCGTACCTGGCCAAGGTGCCGGCGGACATCGGCCTGCTGAACGATGCGCTGATGGCGGCGCGGCCTTTGCTGAAAGCCGAGCGGGCAGAGCCGGCCCCGGCGCAGGATGAGCAGTATCCGCCGTGCGACTTTTGTGGGGTCATCCCAGACCATCATCCTTGGCACGGCAGCGGGATGTTCAAGGGCGTCGACAGCCCGCATCTCCATGCATGCAACGAGTGCCGGCACCTGCTGCCCAGTCGCCCCGCGCAGACCGAGCAGCAGCCGGAGCAGAGTGGGCTGAACGATGACAGCAAGGAAGCGGCGATGCAGAAAGCATTCGAGCTTGGCGGGCTAGAGGATGGCAGCTACCACCTCGAATCCGACGAGCTGGAGCTGGTTATCCGGTCCGCCCTATCCGCCCAAGGGGGTGAGTGATGGTCAGTGAGTTCGACCGGAAAGGCCCAGCGCACGCCGCCTTCGAGGCATTGGAGCGCGCCAGCGGGCACCGCATTAGCAAATACGGATGCTGCGTCTATGCCGATGACGATCAGGATAGTCGCTGGCGTTCGTTTGAGCGGGCATGGCCGGAAATCCAGTCTGCCGCCCTGTCAGCCGTGACCGCCGAGCTGACCGCAGCCGCCATCGCGTATCGCATACGAGGGGATGTGATTGCCGAACTGACCGCCGAGCGGGATAGGCTGAGATCAAAATGGGCACGAGTAGAGTCCGAGCGGGACAAGCCCCGCGCCGAGGTCGCCAGGCACTCCAAGCGCCTCGTCGAGCAGCAGCCATCAACAACGCAGCAAGTTCTCGACCTAATCCTAGAGGAATGCCGGTACTGGCAGGGGCTAGATGAGGCGCGGCGCGGAGGTTTTGCGTGCCTGTACGCCAAAGCCAAAGAGATCGCCGACAACGCCACCCCCGTCGCGCAGACCGAGCCGCTAAAACCCCATCAGTTCCGCGAGCTGGTCAACGATCTCCGCGACGTCGCCCGCAAGTACCACTCCACCGAACAGCTCCGCGAGCAGATCGCTCACACGCTGCGCACCACCCTCGTCGCTCAGGGAGTCATCAAATGAGCACCCGCGACGAAATCAACACCCAATCCGGCCCCTGCCACGACCTGGCCCGGCAGATCCTCGGCACCGACTGGTACGACACGGAGTCGGCCGCGCGCCGGGTCATCGAGTGGATCGTCACCCAGCCGATCGCCCTCTGGCAGTACCAAGCTGCGGACGGCAGCTGGTGGGACATCCGGGCGGAGTGGGTCGAACGGGCCAAGCATGAAGGGTTCCCGGTGCGCCCGTTGTATGCGGCGCCGCGGCCCGCAGAGGCGGCCACTGACCTGCTACTCGGAGACAAGGTGCTCCGCTGGAACCGCCTGCAGATGACCCCGCCGATCGACATCGGGCAGGAGTGCTGGGTGGCCGAGTCGGTGATGAAACTGGCAAGAGGAGAAGGCTGATGAGCCTCATGGAGAACGTTTCCGACGTATACGAGCAGGAAGACGCCCAACGAGTAGAGGCCATTGCATCAACGCTGATGCAACAGTTCTACGACCGCGTGCTGACCCAGGAAGCAGGAGAGAGAACCACACTTCGAGCACTAGCCCGCAGGGGTGAGCCACGAGCAGCTCGCTGCGTCCAGGCCGCTGCGGTGATCGTCAATTTCATGCGAGAGGAGCTGACGTGATGGCTGACGAATACATCTACGACGTGCACCACGTCGCCCGCGACAACGACGGCAGCCTTATCTGCCGGTGCCCGCACTGCCAGGACATCACTGGCCTGGACAGCTACGACGTGGAGGACGTCCAGGGCGAGCAGTACAAGTGCCGATGCGGAGGCTGGTTCCAGATCGACAGCTGCGCCCGCCGCGTGAAGGGCGAGTTGCCGGCAAACAAGGGGATTCCCGATGAGTGAGCCACGCCGATTCCTCGTCGGCCAGATCGTCCGCTGCCCTGCCGACCGCGGCGACGCCGGCTACCAAGGCACCGTCACCAGCGTAGGTGAGCCGCTGCCAGGCAAGTCCTACCGGTGGGTCGAAGTCCAGCACCCCCGAGGCACCAAACACGTCTGGCCGTCGAATCGGCTGGGTTAAAGAACTGTAATTACAGGAAGAACCCATGGAAATCGAGACCGCCGTTATCCCAACCATCAGCACTGCCCACATCACAGCCTCGGTGGCCGCAACCCTCACCGAACTTGGCAACGACAACGCCTGGGTAACCTGTGCGTCGTGGACGTACGGATTCTTCTTGCGCTTCCACACCCTTGAAGACGCACCGCGCTGCCTGATCGACATCGCCAACTGGCTAACGGCCCATCACTTTGACGACCGCTGGATCCGCCTCGACTGCGACGGCGAAATCGTTGACGACCTACCGGCTTACGACTGGTAACAACCCATAAATAAAGTAATAAGCATATAAGGAATTCACATGGACACCCGCCAACTCATCGTCACCAACCCCGACGGCATGGTCGCCAAAGGCCCTGCCGATCGCCTCGAGCAGATGCTGCTCAACCTCTGCGGCGGAGGCTGGAACGCCAACGAAACCGCCGAGGCCATGCGCCTCGGTCAGATCGTCCGCAGCGGTGGAACCGCCGAGAAGAAGGGCTGGAAGCTGCGCCTGGAGACCCGCTACACCCTCGTAGTGGCCCCGGGCAGCAGCCAATGTCGCCTCTACCTGATGCCCTACCCCATGCGCCCCGGCCAGCACCCGATGCACCTGGAGCAGCGCTTCCAGGACGAGTGGGAGCACGTCGGCATGCTGAACAGCCTGCTGAAGGTGACCTACCTGGACGAGCGCCTGCACCACCTGCACAGCGAGCTGGAAGGTGCACAGCCGGGCGACTGGTTCGAGCTGGACGAGCAGTTTCAGTTCGTCGACGGGCCGGCGCTGGCTGAAGGAGTAGCGTGATGACCACCCTCTACGTTGACGGCGTGCCACACACCGTGGTGCGCGAGATCCCCCGCACGATGGCCGACCACGGGTTCCAGCGCATCGTGCTGGCCAAAGACGGCGTGCCCTGCAGGCAGGTCAGCGTGCCGGCTCAGTGGTACGGAGAGCGATGGAAGATGGTGGTGACCACCGGCGGCGCCCGTCTCTCGTGGAGCGCGGACCTATGAGCCAGCGGAAACCCCAGCCAATGGGCACCCGCGGCCTCGACCAGCGCCTCACCAACCGTTGCGACATCTGCGGCCGGCGCCGCGGCGGTGGCAACAAGATCGATCACAGCAAGTGTGCCCGTCTGCGGCAGAAGCGAGGTTGACCATGAAAATCCACACATTCAACACCGGCCGCGGATACACCGAGCACGGCCAGCGCATCGCCTGGGCGCTCCTGCTGCGTGAAGTCGGTGGAGGCAATATCGTCGCCTTCGTCGACGCCGATCGCGGCGTCAGCAACGTGGTGCGCGTCGACGGGCACATGCTGCCGGACAACCTCGACGTGCTGAACCAGTACGACAAGTGCACCTATCTGCGCAACTACCTGATCCCGGGTGACGTCGAGGATGCGCTGCGCGAGGCGGCGCTGACTGCTGACAGTTTGTGGAAGGACTGACCCATGCTCGCCCAAAAGACCTACTGCGGGCCGAACCCGCAACTCAAAGGCAAGACAGCTCTGGTGCGAGACGACCCAGTCACCTGCGACGGCGGTAACTTCGGAATGGTCCTGGCGCAGTTCGATGACCTGGAGCTAGAGGTCGAAGGCAAGCACCTCGCGTTCGACTGGCACCTGTTCGACAGGAAGGAGTTCTGCTGATGCCCGCCCTCAAGCAATACCTCATCTACACCTTCGACGAACTCTCCGAGTCCGCCAAGGAAAAAGCCCGCGAGTGGTACCGCAACGGCCAGCTCGACTACGACTGGTGGGACAGCGTCTACGAGCAGGCTGACACCGCCGCCAAGCACCTGGGCATCGACATTGACCGCAAAGGTAAGCACACGCCGGCGATCTACTTCAGCGGATTCTGGAGCCAGGGCGACGGCGCCTGCTTCGAAGGCTCGTACCGCTACAAGAAGGGCTGGCGGTCGGCCCTGCTCCACGAGTTCGGACCCGGCGACACGCTGAACGAGCTGCTGAGCATCGGCCAGGCCCTACAAGAGATTCAGAGCAAGCAGTTCTACAAGCTGGAGGCCACCTGCCGGCACCGCGGCCACTACCAGCACAGCGGTTGTATGAGCGTCGAGGTGGAGCACGCCGAGGATCGCTACCGAGACATCGGCGACGCCGAGGGCGAGATTCGAGACCAGCTCCGACTATTCGCCGACTGGATCTACGGCCGCCTCGAGCAGGAGCACGACTGGCTGACAAGCGACGAGCAGGTCGATGAGTCGATCCGGGCCAATGAGTACACGTTCAACGAAGATGGAGGGTGGGAAGGATGAGTACACATCAAGAAGGTGATCGGTCAGCCACCAGAATGTTCACCCTGTGCTACCTCGACACCTGTCTGCCCGACTACTTCCAGGGTTTCCGCGGCGAGGTGCTGGCGGTCCCCCTGAGTAAGCACCCACGCTGCGGAGAGGTCTTGAAAGACCTGCTGCACGAGATCGGTGCCGGCGAGTTTTTCATCGACGGCGAGTACGCCCCTGACGATATCTACGAGCAGCTTCGAGAGTCTGCCCAGGAGATTTTCGCAACGCTGGACCACCGCAAACGCTGGTCGGCCAGGTACGACCTGAGTGAGTCGTATGCCTACTTCGGAATCATGGAGGTGTAACCGATGAAGACTGAACCCATGCGCTTCACCAACTACTACCGCCACTGCGACGCCGATTGGCAGGACACCTGGTCCTGCCAGTGCAACGACGAGTGCCCGGTCTGCGGCGCCGAGATCGAGCCATACCACTCGGACGACATCCCGCGAGACTTCACGGTGGTCTTCTACGCCGCCGGCGACGAGGAGATGGACGAGATGCACGAGTTCTACTGCCAGGCGGTCAGCGAGGAAGACGCCGAGGAGCAGTGCCTGGCTGCGAATCCTGGCTGCACGACGACCCATATTGAGGAGTGTGAGTGATGTCCAAACCACTGCAAAACCAACTCAGCATGTTCAACTACTGGGTCGAGAAGAAGGGCCTGGAATACACCCTCGAGCACTTCACCCCTGACATCGCCGACGACCCGGCGGTCCGCGCGGCACTAATCCAGATGCAGAACGCTGAACGAGCGCTGCTGGCCCGCGTCGAGGAGCTGAGGGAACAGTTCCAGGAGGACGACTGATGGCCGTCCAGATCCCAGCCAAAGCCCCGATCCACCGCCTCGGCATCGACGTCGAGACCCACTCTGCAAGCACCCTGGTCCGCCGGCTTGGCCAGTTGAAGACGACTTTCAACATCAGCAACGCCGGCGCCTACCGGGAAGACCCCGGCTACACCCAGGTCTGGGTCGACACCCGCATGACCGAGGAGGAGCTGGAAGACTGGCTCTACCGCGCCAAGGGCATCGACTACGTCGGCGTCTGGCAACGCCGCGAGGATCAAATCGCGGCCTGATCCCTGTAATTACAGGAGTAAGCGTTTATGGCCTGGCAGATCTTGTATCGCCGGAACGGGCACTGGCTGCCCGGGAAAACTCACCAGCAAAAGAAGGACGCCGCCGAGCAAGCCATTCGTGAATGGCAGCGACAGGCGTTTGAAGGATATCAACTGAAGGAATTGAAGTGATGGAAACCCCGACAATTGCCCAACTCAACGACGCGCTACGAAAGGACTGGATCGGCGGCAGCGTGGTGATGACCAGTGGAGTGGCCAACCACCCAGCCAAGGAAGAAATCATCGCCGCGGTGCGCGCCTTCGACGATTTCACCGAAGGTGATGACCCTTACGGCGAACACGACTTCGGTGCCCTGGATGTCGCCGGCGAGCGGGTCTTCTGGAAGATCGACTACTACGACCCGCTGTACCAGTTCGGCTCCGAAGACCCCAGCGACCCGGCCAAGACCGGCCGACTGCTGACCATCCTGCTGGCCGAGGAGTATTGAGCATGATCAACCCGATCGAGGCGTACCGCGACGCCGGCCGCCGAGCTGCCAAAGCGCGAAACGAGAAGGACGAGGCCCGATACCAGCACGAGCATCGCTGGTACCGCCAGGCGCGCTCCCTGGAGCGCACAGAGGATCTGCCGGAGGTGCTCGCCGCCTACCAGGCAGGATGGGACGAGGTTCGCCACGTCCCTACGTTCAAGCCGTTTCGCTGAGGAGCAGGCTATGCAAAGCATCAGAACCCTGGCCCGCCGAGCGTACAGGAATCGGTTCGCGTTCGACCGGGTAACTGTGACCAAAACAGGTGAACTCAAAGGCTGGTTTAAGGGGCTCACCCCCACAAAGCTCGGCCACATCGACGACTGCCGAGCGGTACTCAACGAGCGGCGCACAGGCGTCCGCTTCTACAACCGGGACTTTCTTGTCTACACATTCGGGCCGGAGGTCGCAAAATGACCAAAGCAATCATCCACCCGGAACACATCCTCGGCACCGGCCGCTTCATCTACATGGTCATCGGCCGCATCCCTGGCGATGACGACGACACCGCCATGTTGGTTGCAGCTGAAGACACCAGCGAGGCCGCGGATGGCTTCTGCGCGGCGCTTCTCGAAGAGGAAGACCTCACCGATCAAGAGCTTTGCATGCTGAATAGCCAGTACGGCGACACGGTGTACGTCACCGGCTGCCATCTCGTAGGGGAGTTTGAGGAATGAACAAGCGCTATCGCATCGAGCAGAACCGCAACCGCACCGAGTCCATGGAAGGCGCCAAACCCCTGCGCGTCGAATGGGCTGCCCGCCGCGCGGAGGCGGAAACCAAGATGAAGGAGCTGAGCCAGGACGGACAGTTCTACGCCGCGGTGTTCATCCACCACGACGGTGAAGTGGTGATGGAGACGGAGGACGTCCAATGCTAACCACCATCCCATTCAGCGGCTTCTACGAAAGCCTCCACGACAGCAGCCTCGACGACGCGCTGGATCAGATGTTCAGCGACCACGCCACCGGCTGTACCGTGAACCACAAGCTCCGCGACCGGGCCTTCGACGCCTGCCAGTGGGGTCTCGTGCACGGCAACTACGCTGCGGAATATGCCAAGGCACTGGCCGCCGAGTTCAAGATCGCCCTGACCTTCGAGTCGCTGAAATCGCCGCGCGAGTACAACTTCGACACTGACCGGATCTTCTGTGAGATCGAGCTGGACGAGGTTCGCCGACTGAGGGCAGAGACCAGCGAAAAGGCTTTCCGCGACAAGGTGCGCGAGCGATTCACTCCCTGCGACGGCTTCATTCCCTTCTACTCGGCCAACCTCGACAACTGGGACGAGATCGAGACCTGGGACCACAACGAGGTCGGCACGCTGATCGCAGCCTACGTCGAGCAGGAGTCCGAGCAGCTGCGCGGCGATGGCTTCGACCAGCTCGCCGAGCTGGAGCTGATGGAGTCGGCTCGCTGCAACGGAAGGCTGGACGAGTGGATCATCCAAGCCACACCTGACATCGGCCGGCTGTTCACCATTCACGACTACCTGCAGGAGCGCGCGGCATGAATCGATCAGAATATCGGGTCGTATCCTACGAAGGCGGGCGCAGGCAGGAATGGCTTCACACCGTGACCAGTTCATCTGTCACTCAGGCCGGGTTTCTAAATCTGTTTTACAAATGCTGGCCATACGCCTTGAGAGGCTCCTTCTATGTGAACCTGAACTTAGACGGCGCAGAGGTGTGGGGGTCGTCAGGGAAGGTTGCGGCGTTCATTCGCAAGGAGCGCGCGGCATGACCTGGAAATGCCCTAAGTGCAGAGGTGACAACCTAACCGTCGTCGTCGAGGTTGAGGCCCGCCTGTTCCAGGACGACGACGGTAACTTTGAGACAGAACCAACCCATCACCACGAGTGGGGCAGCACCTCGTTCATGAGGTGCCGTGAGTGCGACCACTGTGGAAATGCAGGGCAGTTCGAGGTGACGCCATGAACCGACCAGAACTCTGCGACATCTCCTTCGTGGTCGACGACGCGCTGGCCGAGCACCCGGTCTCTGCCATCAAGGACCGCTACGACGTGACCTACGTTGGCTACCAGGCCGGCTTCGAGATGCTCTTCGTGGCGGTGATCAGCTGTCTGCCAGGCTGCGTGGTCGAGCCTGACGAAGCCTGCGAGATCGCCACCGACCTGCTGCTCGAGAAGAAGTGGTTCGCCGACTGCAGCCAGACGGAGCCGTCGATCGTTTTCCCGCCGATTCGGTCGGCGGCTTAGAACTGTAATTACAGGGGTTACACCATGTCACTTCAAGCAGAAAAATTGGCCCTCGGCCTGATCCTGGGCAGCCTGCGCAAGATGGGCTGGGAGCACTACGAGCTGGACGACGGCGAAGGCTGGGAGTTCGTCGGCGACAAGTCGACCGAGCAGGTCGTCGAAGAATGCTACGCCGTCGAACTGTGCACCCTGCGCATGCTCAAGGATGGCGACAAGACTGCCGCCATGCTGATCGTGTGGGGAAACAGCCCGAGCGAATTGATCGCCGACCACAGCTGCAGTCGTGGTTTTGACGATGACGTGGACGCCGCGCTGAAGACAATCTGGCCGGCGTGGCCTGATGTCGATCCGGCTCACGAGTCAGAAGGATACCTGCGGCTGCAGATTCACGGCCGACAGGTCGCGGCCGAGGCGGGGAACTGACCCATGCCAACCAACATCTCAACGCCACTGCCCCTCTACGAAACCATCGTCGGCAACATCGGCACCGTCTACCGCGGCCCGCTCGAGACCACCGCCAGGATGGAGTTCAACGAGTACGTCAGGCTCAGCAAGGCCGGCTACGGCCGAGTAGCCGGCGAACCCGTCACCCTGTTCAAGGACGGCGAGATCATCAAAGAACACGTCACTGAACTCGTCGACTGACCTGTATTTACAGCATTAAGGAGATAAGCATGGAAACTATGCGCATCTACGTCGCATGCCTCGCCAGCTACAACAACGGCCGACTTCACGGGGCCTGGTTCGACCTCGATGACTATGTCGATGCCGAGGATCTGAGCAAGGCCGTGAAGGAGCAGGTGCTGATAACCAGCCCCTACCCGAACGTGATGGTTGAGTGCATCGCCTGTGGCGGTGACGGCATCAACCCCAACGAATCCGACAGCATCTGCAAGACCTGTCACGGCACCGGCAAAGTCCCCTCCGCCGAGGAATGGACCATCCACGACCATGAAGGCTTCCCCGAAGGCGCCGTCGGCGAGTACACCAGCTTCGACAAGCTGTACGAGATCCGCGAGCGCATCGCCGAGGCCGAGGAAGAGTTCGGCGACGACGGCCAGGAGATCCTGGAAGCGTTCGAACACTGTTTCGGTACGGACGACACGCCGATCAGCACTATTCGTGGGGCCTACCGCGGCAAGTACGCCAGCGGTGCCGAGATGGAGCAGGAGTTTGCCATCGAAACCGGCCAGATCAAGGAAGACAGCCCCTACTTCTACTACATCGACTGGGAGCGCGTCTGGAAGGACGACTGCGACATCAGCGAGCACAACGGCCACTTTTTCTGGAGCAGCTGGTGATGAAATTTGCAGGATTCAAGGTAGTTCCCTCGATCGACCCAGCGCAAATACTGGAGACAGCTGCCTGCGAGCTGGAGGCAACATGCTGATGACCCCACGCCGCGGTGACTACGTCCGCAGGGCCGACAACCACACCATCACCGGCATCATCCTCAAGGTGAACCGCAACGGCACGATGGACGTTCAAGGCCCATTCCGCCCTCTCATCAACGAAAATATCAGTGACTGGCAACTCGCCAGAGGTGAAGCATGAACCGATTCGAAACCGCCAAGATCGCCCAGGACGGCGCCTGCAATCCCATTCCCCTCGCCCGTGGCCTGCAGCAGGCGATCTACGAGATCCGAGACGCCGGTGGGGACACCAACGCGATACTCAAAGATCCCGCCTGCAGGTTGATAGTCCACCAGCTGGCCCACCTGTTCCGGACCCACCCGTTCGAGGACTACGCCGAGGCAATGAACGAGGTTGAGACCAAATGCAACGAGTCAGCGAGTTAGAAGCCAGGATCGCCGAACTCTACGAGCGATGGGACCCACTGGCTCTCAGCGCAGAGGAGTTCCACAAGCTGGATGACGAGCTGTACCAACTGGAAGAAGAACTGCTACGCCTGCTCCTGGAGGACGGGTCATGTCAGAAAAGTATGCAAGGCTCCTCAGAGAGGTCGCCTACCACGAGTCGTCGGTGTTTCCGGGCGCGTGCTGGCTCAGCAACCGGTTTAGGGTCATCGACGAAGAAGGGCGAGACCTGATCGATCCCGCCCAGTGGCCTCAGTTTCGCAAGCTGGCGGAGCAGCAAGCGGCAGAGCTGGGGTACAACCTGCTCGATGAGGACACCGGCGACCGCCGGCGACTGCTCATCTACCGCGCCGCAAAGGACTTCGACCAGGCGCTGCTGATCAAGCGGGATGCCTGGCGCCGAGGGCGAGACTGCCTCACCCGGAAGTTTGAGAATGGCAGCTACGGGACCTGGGAGGTCTATTCATAGCGGCCAACCTGTATTACTGTATTTCCTTATAGTGTACAACGAGGACGACGTATGAGCTTCTCTCGCTTCCTCGCCGGTTGGGTGATGGCAGCGTACACGCTCGGCACTTGCCTGCAGCTAATGGGACCCGTAGTTGCAGGCCCGTTGCCAGAGCCCACAGCCATTCACAGCTGCCCGACAAAATTGGTCATCCACGGAGTAGGTAAGGACCTGAAGAGTTACCAACGCACACTCGATCGCTGTTCCGGGGAGGGGATGGCGAGGCGATAGTTATATAAGAAAACTTGAATATTGAAGGAATTGAAGATGAGAATATCTGTCCAGCACACTCCGCAAGGCCCCATTTACTTCCGCGACGGAGAGCCGATCACCTGGCGCGAAGTGGCAGCTGAAACAGGCCTGGATCGCAGCCTGTCTCGCCTGCTGCTCAAGAAAGCCGCGGCATCCGGTGAGGAAATCACTGACCTGCGCGCCTGGCGGGATCGCAACGTGCTCATCTGGAAGCTCGAGAATGAGCTAGCCGCGTCAGCTTGACCGTATTCCTGTATTTACACAAATAATGTAAACCAGTAGTATGGGCAACCTCAGACAGGGGCAGACACCAGAGTGAACGACGCAGTATCCAAGGTGCTTGAAGCACTCGAACAGACGCCCCGCCAGGCAGAAGACCGCCACGTCGAGGCGAGCCTTACCTTTGAGATGCCGTATGCCCTGGGCTGCGGCTCGGCAAGCCTGCTTGCCAGGAAGATCGCCCACGACATCCGCCGACTCGAGATCATGATGGAGAAAGAGAGACCATGAGCGAGGTAGCCAAGAAATTCATTTCCACGTCAGAGCTGTGTGAGCGGTACGGGAAGACCTCCCGCACCCTCGCCCGCTGGCCAGAAACTCGAGGGTTCCCGAAGCCGGCCATCAGCCACAACGGCTCCGAGAACCTGTACCTCCTCGAGGAGGTGGAGACCTGGGAAGCCGGGGCAATGAGAAAGGAGGCTTAGGCCTCCTTTCTTTTTGGCGGGGTCGCCACGATTTCCATGACCCTGTCCCACCACTTTTTGTAGGCAGCAGCCTGCTCATCTATATATAGGTGGCGGTCGTACACGCCTTGCATCCCCTGCAGGGCGTGACCGAGCATCACTTCGGCAACATGCACATCCGTCAGCGTCGAGAAGTTGGTCCGAGCTGTCTTGCGCAGGTCGTACAGCGACCAGTGCTTCATCTCGACGCCGTAGACCCTCTTCACGTTCCGCATCACCGACGCCGGCATGCTCAGCGTGGCGTTCACCTCGAGAGGCTTTGGTGCCTTCTCCTGCGTGAACAGCAGATGCGAACTGCGCGAGTGCCGTTTCGCTTCATCGATCAGCGGGCGAATCTCTTGGATGATCGGCCTGTAGATCCCGCGGCGAACTCTCTTACGCACCTTGTTTTTCTCAGGCGGCACGGTCCACACGCCGGCTTCCATATCGAGATCTTTGACAGGGTCCAGCTCACGCAGCTCCACTCCTCGGCAGCCAAACAGCAGGAGCAGCTTCAGGAATATCTTCGTGCCCGGCGCCATCCTGGACGCCTCGACGCCATACCAGAACAGCCTGATCTCTTCCTCGCTCAACGCCCTCCCGGCCGGCTCCTTCTGGATCATCAGGTCTTCGGCCACCGACACATCGATCAGCGGCTTGGTCTTCATCAATCCGCGGCGGTGCGCCCATTTCTGCATCTGTTTGGTGGTCTGCAGGATGCGCTCAGCGATTGAGGGTGTGTTGTCGGCGATGGTCTCTATCAGGGTGAGCCACTGGTGGGCAGTCGTTTGATCGGCCGGCAGTTTTCCCAGCTTCGGGAAGACGTGGATCTCGAAGCTGCGAAGGTAGTCGCCAGCCTGGAGCTTGTTCTCCACGCAGTAGGTCCTGTGCCATTCGCGGTACAGCTGCTCGTTGGTCCAGACCTGAGCCACTTCCTCGCGCTCCGAGCTGCGTACATGACGGGGGTCTTTGCCCCGCTCCAATTCTGTACGCAACCGCTGATGTTCTGTACGCGCTTCACGCAGCGAGAGCAGCGGGTATGTACCCAGGTCGAGCCGGGCCGGCTTTCCGCCGAACCGGTAGCGCATCTGGAAAACGATCTTGCCTGTGGCGGAGACCCGCACGCCCAGGCCTTCTCCGTCTGCCTTCTCGATCGCCGTCTCGTGCGGCTTCTTGTGATGGGCCTTCAGCCAGGAGTCTGACAAAGCCAT